ATCGTTATCAGCAAAGTCAATATCATTACCATTACTTTGCAAATCACCGCCTAGCTGTGGTGATGTGTCACCGACTAAATCTGTTGTTATTGCTGCCCAACTTAAATTACCATTGGCATCTGTTTTTAAAAATTGACCATTAACAATATTATTTGGAAGCGTTAATGTGTAGCTTGCGTTTGCACTATGCGGTGGTGATTTAAGTTTTACACCATGACTATTCTGACTACAGTTAAGCTGCAAGTACCCATCAGAAGATCCATCACCTTTTACCTCTAGTCCAGGAGTAGATGATGTAGAGACAAGACTTAATTTACTGCCTTCTATTCCAGCGGAAGATGATATATCAGCATTAAGAATACTGCCATCAATAATCATTGCTGACGTTATTGTGTTGTTGCTGGGAGTTCCAATATTTACAGTAGAACCAAGAACTATTGCAAAATAATCTGACCCATTAGCAGGGGCGGCAGATAACTTAATTGTGCTGCCATCTAATGCAAAACCTTCTGACGGTGTAGATGTACCACTATTCGGCTTTTGTATTACACCATTAATACTTAAAATTATTTGCTGTGCATTACTTGGTGCATTTGTAATTGTAAAATTTTGGGTGCTGCCATCAAATGCAGGGCTAAGTGTAGATATGAAGAAATTACCAACAGATTGTGCTTCTTCAAAAGCACCTGATACTGAGTTATAAACTAATAATTTTTGAGTAGAAGTATTAAATATTAAATCCCCTGCATCATTATTGCTTGTAGGATTAGAAGAAACTACTCTATATCTAGCGTTAAAATCATTTATATCATCAGATAATTGCAGTACATCATCTTCTTTTGCTAATAATTTATGGTAATTATATTCTTGTGCAGCACCAGTAGAACTAACAAGTAATCCTAAATTTGGAGATAAGGTTTTATTTCTTAAACTTGCTGGAAAGTTTTTAATAGTAACATTGTCAGAACCACTTCCTACTGTCCTGGCATTACTTGCTTCTCCAGCATTATTAATAATAAGACCATCAGCATTGGAAATACTTATAACAACTCCTGACACTGGTTGCGTAGCAGGGAAACTATCTTCATCTGCTATAACTTCTAATCCACCAACAGGAGCTATTTGATTGGCTACGAAATCTACAACAGCACCAGAGGTAGGAAAATGAGCATCACTATTTGTAATAGTGGTTTGCTTATCCATTCCTGATATTTGGTTTAAATCATTTACATCACCTGTAAAACCATCTAGTTTATTTAACTCAGAAGTATTTGCCGTAACTCCATCTATAACTGCTTTTTCTGCATCAGTTAATGGATTTGTATTAGCATTTGATTCATATTGTGTTTTTATAAAAGACGCATTTATATTAGTTAATTTTGTTTTTTCTGCATCAGTAAACGCATTGGTGTCGCTTTGAGATTCATATAATGATTTAATTTCAGATCCAGTTTGATCATCTTTAGCTGACGATTCTATGCCTGACAGTTTTGTTTTTTCTGCATCAGTAAAAGCATTAGTATCACTTTCCCCTTCGTATAATGACTTTATTTCTGAACCTGTCTGATCGTCCTTAGCTGACGATTCGATTCCGTCTAATTTACTTTTGTCACTAGCTGATAACGTACCAGGGTTAGATCCAGAAGCTGCCTGCACCTTTGATCCAGCAATGTTTGCACTTGCATTAATGTCTCCATCAACAATAGTTCCATCTAATATTTGTGCCGATTGAATACTGCCAGTTCTTTCCAGGTACGCTTTTGTTACTGCATCTTGTGCGTTGGTAGGGTCAGCAACATTTTTAACTTTATTATTACCAGCGTTAAGATCTCCTGTCATAGCCTGACTACCATCAGACCTAAATTGCGTAGCACTTAAAGTTGCGACATTATTGGTAGCTGTAGTAGATGCGGTTTCAGCGGATATTGATTTAGCAGCAGACAGATCATTCTTATCTTGCTGCTCCTGTACAACAAATAAATTCTGTAAATTTGCGTTGTTTAAATTATCACCTATAAGGTTTGATCCATCTGCAAATTCAACAATTTGACTACTATCAGGAGTATCTCTTTCAATAGTTAAGACAACACCATTAGCTAAATTATGTGGATTTCCAGTAGCAGTTCCTGAATTAATTGTTGAACCTATTAATTGTATTGTTGTATCGCTAGTAAAGTTATAGTCTGTTCCGCTTACTAATAATGAAGTTTGTGTATTGGCTAAAATATCACGACCATAATAAACTTTTATATGATCTTTAAGAATATAATTAAACGGAATTGTGAAAGTATTCTGTGGACTTCCAGAATTTCCAGTAAAGGTGGCATAAGAAAGTGGCATCTATAACCTAATGGCTAAATGTCGTATTTTCTTAGGTCGTGGTTTTTGCTGCTAAGTAGAGTTCTACGCTATTGTAACCTTATTTTGACTCAAGAACAGGATTTTGGCTAGATAAATTATTTACTGTAGCTTTTGCTTCTGTTAAAGCTTGATCTCTTGCTTCTGCATCAAGGATATTAGATCGTTCTTGCCATTTCATAGCAGCAGCAGAATCACTTCTTCCAATAGCATCTGTTGTAATCAATTCATAATATTTCTTTAATTGAGCCATCATCATATATCCAGGCATCCTTTTTAATTCTGCATTAGTCTTATCTCCTACTCCTGTATCAGCAGTAGTTGTTGGATCTGCTTGCATATTTATATATATAGGATCATTCATTAGTGACCTGGCGGCATCTATAAATATTCTGCCGTTGCCTTTCTCGTCAAATACATGTTTTTCTAATAATGGATTAATTTTTAGATTTACTAAATTTTTTGATTCTTTTGATCTTATTCCTAAATTTTTTAAATTAACAGATATAGGCAAATTAACTGTTATTGATTTACCTGTACCATTTATTGCAGCTCTTGCGGTTGGGCCTAATTTAGGTACACCATTTACCCCTGGAGCAATAGACCCATAAGTATCATTAAATTCTTTTTGCAAATCATCAGACATAGGTACATCCATTAATCTTTTTCTTAACAATGGATTTGGCGGATCTAATAAATCCAGCATTTGAAGCTCTGCGTAAACTTTATCGTTTGGATGTAAATGAGGGAAAAATCTATGTTCTAAATAATGAACAAGTTCCATGCCAAAAGGCAATTTTATATTAGATCCTAACCAATCTTTATCTTTATATGCACCGCCAGCTAAACCTGTTAAACCTGTAAGGCTATAAGCCATATTTTTTAAGATCCTTTCTGCATTTTCCAAAACACCAATATCATATAATTCCTGGTCTTCTTTTGTAGGTATTGCATCTCTAAAATAATCTGATTTTTTACTATTAATAGATCTTTCTGTCTGCCTACCAATGCCTATCCCAACCATTTGACCAGAGGCTAAATAACCTAATAATTCTAATGGTTTATTTTTTCTATACGAATCTCCATAAAGTAATTCAAATACTTGAGTTAGTTGTCCTACCGATGTAGATCTTCTAATATGCCCCATTAATACATCTACAGTTGCAGTAATTAATGTATTGTCATCATATTTAGTGCTTTGTGCCCTTTGCATTGCGTCAGCTACATCATTTATTAAAAACATACTACTTAATATAGGAATACCACCTATTAAAGGAACTCCAAAAATTGAGTTAGGTTTTTTACCTTTTTGCTCTTGTTCCAATATCCATGTAGCTCTGTCTTGTGGATTGCCTGGGCCATTTCCAACTATTTGATCCGTAGCTCTTAAATACAATGCTGCTGCATAAATGTGCATTGCAATTATTGCGTCAGATTTTACACTTGCCATTCGTTCTGGAGACAATCTTTTACCCTTAGTTATGTGTCCAACAAAATCAAAAAATGACGCAAAACCTAAATGTCTAAAATCTAATGAAGTACCTTTAACTGGTGCTACTAAATAAGGAGAAATAAGTCTATCACCTACTATTGGAAAACTTTTTCTACCACTATTCATAAAATCATAAAAACGCCTACCAACAGCATTGTCTTTAGTAGGAGGACTTTGAAATCTCATATCTTGTGAAAATTCAGACGCAGCTCTACTAAGGTCATCTAAATTAACTGGCCCTCCATAAGTATTTGCTACTCTTGTTTTTATGATTTCATCAGCCACAGCCCTGTCATCCATTATTCCAGGTGGAATATTTTGTTCCTTTCTATAAGCTTTAATTTGCGCTTCACTTGGATCTAACTTATAAAACTGTTCCGCCATCTGATCATTAATATATTTATTAATAGATTCTTCATCAAACAAACCTAGCTGTACTCCATTTCTTCTAGCTTTAATTTCTAAATCTGATCTTAATTTATAAACGTGATACGCATAGCCAAAAGGAGCATCTAATGTTGCTAATGCGGTAAATCCAGGCCTAAGTGCTGCTGGATGTTTTACCTTGTTATATAGCCAATAACGCACAGCGTTTTGTGATACTCTAATGAATTTCTCTGGATTAAGTAAACTCATATAATTACCTTTTATATCAAGACTATCCTGTATAGCTGCTATTCTTTCTTCTGTTGTATCAAAAAATTTTCCGTATGTTTCAATATTGCTTCCAAAGAAATTTCTTTTATTATTTAAAACATCTAGCAATATTTCTTTCCCAGAATATCTAACAGCTTGATAAGCAGCAGCAATACCATTCCAATTTGCTAACCATGCTTCTGTAAACCCTTGAGATAAAGATGTTCCGTATGGTCTATATAAAGTATTTTTGTATAAAGTATGATACGGCCCTCTTATTGCCATAGCTAAATTAGAACTAAAAGCAAGACCCATAGTTCTTAAATTAAATAATTGAGAATCTTTAATTAGTAAATTTGTATGCCTTATCCTTGCATCCTTAATTTTTTTTGGATCATATCTTTTCCTAACATCTGTTCCTTCCAACCTTATATTACTTAACTCAAGGCTTAATTGATCCATTGCTTCTTTTGGTCTAGTTATATTCTCAGATGCAGCACTAATTACCCTAGATATAGATTCTTCTTCTGTTGTATCAGTAATCTTTCTACCCTGTATATTTAATGAGTCAACATATTCTTTTGCAGTTTTTATATTCTCTGGCACTAAAGAAGAACCATCATCTACAATTTCTAACTGATCTGGAAACAGCCTGCCTTGCTGCGCTCTACCAGCTTTAGACCATTGATTTCTATAAAAATCATAGGTGGCTTCACCCAATAAAGCTACTTTATAATTATTAAAAGCTTTGCCTAAAAGCTCTCCTGGTACTTCTACATTTGGATTATTTGCCATAAATATATCAATATTATCAACAGCCTCTATATATGCTTCTTTACCTTTGTCATGTATATATCTAGCTGCTACTAAATCTTCAACAAATGTTTTTTCACCTTCATTTAGTTTATTTGCCATATCTAATGCCTGATTAATATTTATTCGTCCGTTAAAAGCGTCATTTAAGATGTGAGCAGTTTCTATAGGATCAGTATCTAAAAAAGCAAATCTATTACCTAACGTATCTTTCCCAGCTTTTAATAATGCCTGCGAATAATTAGCCCATTTAGCTACAACATCTTCTGGCCTATCTCTTAATTCTTTTACAAAATTAGTAGGTTGATCTTGCGGAATACTTACACCTGGTTTCTTTTTAGCCTCTATAGATTCTTTAATAAACTTTTGTGTTTCTAAGTCTTGTAAATATTGGGCGGTACGATCCATTGCATCCAGAAACGTATCATCACTTGGCATTTGATTAGACATTTGTATTGTCTTCATCCTTGCCATTTGTTCGTCAATTTCTTTTTTCTTTCTTATTAAAGATTGACGTTTTTCAAATAAATCATCACATTTAGACATTAGATGCAACCTCCTTTTGCTACAGAATCATTCCAACCATTCAGCATATTTTCGTATTCAATCTTTTTAGTGACCAAATAATCATTAATACGCTGAGTAAGTTCAGGGATGCTTCGGTCTAATTCAGCATCCATTTTGCCTATCATTGCTTCTAATTGAACTGGTGTTAATTTATTTACTTTTGATTTTCTTGCAATAGCACCACTTGCTGCTAATTCAAAAACATCAACATAAGTAGGATCTTTTTTTAATATGCGTCTTAATTCTCTTCCAAAAACATTTAAATATTTTTTGGCTCTTTCAAATACAGCCTTTAATCCACCATCTTGTAATTTTACTGTTCTATCACTAAACCATTGACCAAATGCTTCTGCTTGTATTTCTTTATTATTCATACCAGGTTGAAAATTACCTTGAGATCGTTTAATAATAGAAATCATCTCCTTTATTGCTTCTGGTTTCTCTAAAGCATTAGCTAGTCTTTTATCGCCTAATTTATTTAGCATGCCTTGTACTGCATGAAATGCTTCATGACCAGCATCAGTAAAAAATCTTCTCCCTTGTTTTGAAACACCTGATAACTCGCCTCCTAAACGTCTTCTCAAATTCCCATGAAGAGACAAATAAATCGAACCTTTCATCGCACCTTGATAATCAGGAGGAACAAATATTGCCGATGTTTGACCCACCCCCATATTACTTAGAGGGTCTTGAGGATTACGAGCCATAAAAGTAGCTATGTCAGGCCGCCATTGTGCAGTAGCTCTTACGTTATCCTCAAAAGAAAACATTTGATCCATATTAAGTTCATCTAAGAATTTAACTTTGCCTGGTTCTATGCCAGAAATAACTATTGCTTCTTTTAAAGCTTTGTTTGCTTCATAAGCCAACTCTTTACTTTGTTTTAAAATACCTTCTGCATCATTTGCAATACGCTGTCCATAATCAGCAAGTTGATCCATCTGATTAATTTTTAGCGTTCGTTTATATAACTCCAATGATCTCCTTACATTTGCTTCGTTATAAGTACCACCAGTAAAATCAATACCTGAAGCAAAACTCATGCTTGGTGCTTCAAAAAATCCCTGGTCAGGTACTTTTATAACCATGCCCGCAGCATTGTTAGCAGCAGCACTACCAGTTTCTTCCTTTACATAGTTTTTTACAAATTGATGTACCTTGCTTCCATGCCTTCTTGCAGCTTCAGGATCTACACCTTGCTGTTTTAGCATTGCAATTATGTCATCTTCTCTTGCAGATTTTTTAGCTTTACTTCTAATAATGTATGCAACTCTATCTAAATCATTATCAAATTCAATTTCACCTAAACCATAACGAGGCTTCATTCTTGCAAATTCATTAGGTAATTTAAATCCTTGTGTAGTTTTATTATTTAATTCATTTAACACAAGGTCATACTCTGCTTGACCTATTAATCTCGGATCTAAACTATTAGATGCGTTGGCTTCTAAATCTTCAATTCTTTTTAGTTCTGCTTCAAATATTAAATCGCCTACTTCCTCACCATCTTTATATATTTTGTTTAAATTTTCATCTGAAACTAAATCTAACCTTGCTTGTTCAGCTTTTTGTTTAGTTTTTACATAAGGAAATTGATTTCTTTTTCTTTGTATATTGCCTACGACTCTTTTTGTAAGTGGATAACCACCTTTTTCTAACTCTAATTTTTTAGCTCGTAATTGATCTACAGATAAATTAGGAATTTCTTTTTTTAATTTATTAATAGGATCAGTTTCCATTTGTCTAACAAAATTTTTATTACTTTCTTCCATAATTTTTAAAAAATCTTTATTCTTTTTCTGCTCATAAGTCATGTTATCCCAACCCATTTTGTTTCTTTTTTCAGTAATACGATCTGCATTTACAGCGTCATCAAACTGTTTAAATTCACTATCAAGTCTTAACTCTTCTTTTAATAGACGTTTTGCATCTTCACTTGGAATACCTTCACCTAAATCTTTTAATACTTTACTAACCTTTATATCAGAAGCTTTTGGAGTTTGTATTAATGGTGTTGTTGGTGGCTTAACCTCTCCATTCATCGCAGCTTTTTTAATAATATTGTTAATCATTACTTCTCTACTTGGCAGTTCATTTATTAATTGTGTTTGTATCTCAGGTGTTTTAGTAGGTAAGGAAGGGTTGTTCAATATTTCATTTATTATTTTTGGCTGTATTCTTCTTGTAACTACTCCAACTTTTGCTCCCTGACCAATCTGTTCTGC